TCCTACCATTATCCGACGTACTGGATATGAAGGATATAATCGGAATGCAGCAGAAGGTCTTGTAGAATACAATCATTACATTAGTGATTTCTACGATGCTGATGATTCTAGCACTCCTAGAATGAGTAATTTTGTTTACGTTGACAAACCAAATAGCACCGATGAAAGAACATATACAATCATGTTTGGTGCCAATGGCAATAGTGCCAACACTTATAGACTGAACAGAGCAGTGGCTTCGACTGGAACTAACTATGAATATGGCGTAAGCACCTTTTGGTGGGAAGAAATCTTTCAGTAAATTTTATGGACTATTCAATGCAGGCATTAGAACGTGCCGAAGCTATTACAATTGAAAGAGGTTATAATAGTATTGGGTATATCTCTATGGATAGACTCGATGAAATTTTTTCTACGCTCAATGAAGATAACATTGACGAACATGTCGATATGATTGTCGAGGAGGCAAGATTACTTTATGAACAAAACTTATGATGCAGTACCGTTATTTCCTTCAAATCTGTTTGTTTCAGATGTAAAGGATGAACTGTGCTCTTTGATTGAACCCGAAAAGTACAATTATATTGACAACGAATCATTCCCAGAATTCTATACAGAAGATAACTCATATCGTGAAGAGATTGGTCATGTCGCAAAATCTTATGCGACTATCAATCACAGGATTTTAGAGTTCTATCCAGAAGTAAAGAAAGAGATCGAGGCTAGATTCAATCAGATTACTGAAGACTTCTTTCGGTATGAGGAGGAGTTTCGTATCACCACCTCATGGATTACGAAGACGCTTCCTGGTGGATTTTCTGAAAGACACTTTCATAAGAACTGCTACTATGCTGGAGTTCTTTACTTTGATGACTATGAGGAAGACGGAGGAGATTTAGGTTTCTTCTCTCCACTCGATCATCTTGGAAGTTTCTTTATTCATCCCGTAGTAAATGACAATGAGTATACCGCTGGTTCTAGTTGGTATCGTCCGAAGCACGGTCAGGTTGTATTTTTTCCTGCTTATTTGCAGCATCGTGTCGGATTACACCGTGGCAAAAAACCTCGTTACTCGTTGGCATTTAATTTTGTACCGACTGGTCAATATGGTTGTGTAGACTCAACTTATGATACTAAATGGTTCGTTTGACAAACGATATATACTTTGTTAGAATACTGATGTAGATTTTCTAGGTTATGGCTAAAGGATTCACTGTTAAAGCAAAAGCCCCAGAACGACCTGCTGCACAACAAGGTGGAGAGTGGGATTACGACAAGGCAAAAGAAATGATCAGGGGCAAGTCAATTGTCTTCTGTATGCCTGGTCGTGGTTGCTCTTTCGCATTCTTGAAATCATTCACTCAGATGTGTTTTGATTTGGTCGGTGCTGGTGCTCAAATTCAAATTTCACAAGATTACAGTTCCATGGTGAACTTTGCCCGTTGCAAGTGCCTCGGTGCAAACGTTCTGCGTGGTCCCAATCAGATTCCCTGGGATGGGAAACTGAAGTATGATTATCAACTCTGGATTGACTCTGATATCGTCTTCAATACTGACAAGTTCTATCAGTTGGTTCTGATGGAGAAAGAGATTGCCTGTGGTTGGTATCTGACCGAAGACGGTAGCACTTCTTCCGTTGCTCACTGGCTTGAAGAAGATGACTTCAAGAACAATGGTGGTGTCATGAACCACGAAACTGGTGATACGATGTCCAAGCGTCGTAAACCTTTCACTGTTGACTACACTGGTTTTGGTTGGGTTCTGATCAAGCACGGTGTGTTTGAGAATGAGAAGATGGAGTATCCCTGGTTCGCACCTAAGATGCAACGCTTCAACTCTGGTGAAGTTCAGGACATGTGTGGTGAGGACGTATCGTTCTGTCTCGATGCCATCGATGCAGGATATGAAATCTGGTGTGACCCACGCATTCGTGTCGGTCACGAAAAGATGAGGGTTATCTGATGACAAACCGACCCAAGACGTTGTATAATATCATCTGTCAGGGTTCGGTGCTCGTCAGCAATCTGACAGAAGAACAGTTCTTCGACGAAATGGAGGGTCTGGCACAGTCTTATTACAGCACTGGTAGACCAGACCCCTCCGAAATTACATTTGAAACTATTGAGGTCAATGGCAGTACGCAGTAAAGTCGGTATTTCTGGTCTTAACTTTGAACCAGGTAAACCCAAAACAACTCGTCAGGGTAAATCAAAGAATACCAAACTCTCAGCAACGTCTCGTAACTCGGCTCGTAAGAGGTATCGGGGACAAGGTAGGGGGTAATACATACATGTAGTAATGTAAAATCACCATGGCATGTTTGATTGCTAATCTCCCTCCACAAAAAGTCTGGGTTCGTAAAGAATACCTGAGAGACCTTCAGGACGGTCATGGCGAGTTTGTAGAAGGCGTCTGGGTGACTGCAAAGTCCTTACCTGGACGCTCTTTTTATTTTGAGACATATTTGCCTGAATATGGGGCACTATATGATAAATTACCAATTTCTGCATTTGTCTCGTCTCCAAAAACTCCAGAGCCTGATTTAGATCTTACAAATCTCCAATTTTGGGATTGTATGAGTTATGGTGTTATTTGTATAAAGAAACAACATATTGGAGAATTGGATTTTGAAGTACGAACTCGTGACTTTGGACATTTGAAAGGAGAATATCTATTCAGTTTAGATAACTATCATCCATACAATGATAAAATTGATTGTGGAACTAGTGAAATGCCTGAAGAACATAAGTCTCACAATTGTCTACTACTAGAAAACGGTCAGTTCGTTCTATATCCCAATAATAGAATGAGACTGTATAGTCCATCTAGGACTCCAGAATCACCAAAAACTCCTGATTTTAAAATTTCTACTAAGTTTTATAGGACTGAAATTGGTCTAAAATGGGCTAGACTGGGTGATACGGATGAATATTTCTGGAAAACACCTGAAGAAAGTGATCAAGAAGAGGAAAATAAATAAAAATAAGGGATAGCAACCCCTCTAAAAGTTCTAACGGACTTACAGAGAGGATTCTCCCATGCAAAATTTACCAGAAAGCGACTTTTTGGACAATTTAGGTGCTCGAATGCATGAAAAAATGTTGAGAGAAGTCGTTGGAGACCATATTAATGACATGAAGCGTCAAACTGTGCTTCATGAAGAGATTCGTAATGACGAAGATTACGATGATTGGGAATATGGAACCGAACCAACTTATGGAAAACCTGATAAATAGGTTCATAATCTAAAATTATGCCTTTTCATGGCACTAAATCGCACATCTAGGGCATTTAAGGACATTTCTTTGTCTTTTGCACCACACCCAATCACAAAAGACCTTCCTGTGCTTACAAATGAGCGTGCAATCGCACGCTCTGTGCGTAATTTAGTAGAAACTATTCCAACTGAGCGATTTTTTAACCCAGATTTGGGTTCTGACGTTAGAGATACGCTATTTGGGTTTTGTGATTATGGTACTGCGGCTGTAATAGCAGATCAAATTGAAGAAACCATCTTAAATTATGAAGCAAGAGCCGCAAATTTGAATGTTGAGGTGTTTCCAAGACCAGACGACAATAGTTTTGAAGTAAATGTCTTTTTTGACATTGTTGGACAAGATTTACCACCGCAAAATGTATCCTTCTTACTTGAGGTTACGAGATAAATGCCACTAACCAAGTTTACAAACTTAGATTTTGATCAAATTAAGGCTTCTATTAAGTCTTATTTGAGAGCGAACTCGAATTTTACCGATTTTGACTTTGAAGGGTCGAACTTTGCTGTTCTTATCGACACTTTAGCATATAATACTTACATTACAGCGTTCAACACCAATATGGTGGTGAATGAGTCGTTCATTGACTCCGCTACGTTGAGAGAAAACGTAGTTTCTCTTGCTAGAAACATTGGATATGTTCCTAGATCAAGAAAATCTGCACAGGCACAGGTAAGTTTTGACATTGAGTATACAGGAACTAGTCCCACTGTAACTCTTGAAAAAGGTTTGGTCGCTGTTGGTGCTGCAGACAATAGTTCAGTTATATTTTCGATTCCTGAGGACATCACCACAACTAGTGTACTAACAGGGGCTGACACCAACGGAAATGGACCTAGAAGGGCATCGTTTAGTTCAATAGATATCTATCAGGGCACACT